TAAAATTGCAGAAGCGAGAACTATGTACGGAACAACCAAGACATCATATCATCCATTAAGCACAGCAAAAGTTATCATTAAGCATACTAAAACTGTTGATGAAGAACAAGTTGGTTCACGTTCAAGAAATATTAAAGCAATTTTTATTCAAAATGAAGATGGTGAACGTTTTAAATTTCCAATAATACACTTGGCTGGTGCTAGAGCAATGGCACGTCACGTGGCTAATGGTGGTTTACCATACGACGAATTTGGCAAACACATTCAAGAGCAGAGCATGAACCTTGCAAAGTTAAGAGGTTTTACTCGTTACATTAATAGAAATGATTTATTAAACACAGAAAATGACCAAATTACAAATGTAACTTCACAAAAAATAGAAAATATTAAATCAACAATACACAAATTAACAACACAACGTGGATATACATTACTTAAAGATTCATGGAAACAAACACAGCCAGTTGAAATGTCTGAAGATGAAATAAATGAATACAAAGACAAACTAACTAAAAAAACTTTCGACGAAGCAATGCTAGATGTACTACCAATTATACATTCAGCAATCAAAGAAGCAGAAGCAGAAAAAGATATTGATGTTGAAACAACATCAGCACAAAAAAATCAAGCCTATGTTGATGCTTGGTTGAGTGATCCAAACAATAAATTAGTATTACGACCAAATGAAGCGGCAGATAAAATGCTGTCTCGTACAAAATTTAAAGATAAAAACATTATGATTGCATCTGTCCTTAGAGATATTGCCACACGTTTTGTACCAGAAAATGACGAAGCAATGAGATTAAACAATTTTGCGGCAGATATGGATTCAGAGATACAGCAACAAGGTGAGTTATTTCAAACACCATTAGAAAATTATCCACAATTAAAGAAAACAGCAATTATGCTAGTAAAAAAATATCTTGAAGACCTTAAGCAAATTAAAGCAGATGAAAGTTATAAAGATGTAGTAAGACAAGATCCTAAAAACTTTAAAAATATTAAAGGTAAAGTCGTTAAAAAAGATATGGGTAAGTATTACAAAAAAAAATATAAAGAAGAAGATGCTTTTAAAGGTTGGGCAAATAACGTAACAAAAGAATACAACACTGAAAAAAAGGCTAGCGAAGGTACATGGGCAGTACCAGACACTAAAGACAAAATCCTAGACATTAAAGACTTAATGAAAGATAAGCTAGAAGTAGGTGTAGAAGGTGAAAATGCACAAGGCATATTGTATGATCTAATTGGTGATGACGAACTGTTTGATGACTTGTATATGTTAGCACAAGAAAAAGGTCCAGAGGCAGATGCAAGACCATTAGTTAAAAAATATATGGAAGTATTCATAAAAAATTATTACGATAAAGGTGCTGGATTAAGTCCAGATGCATATGGTGATGCAAAAGAAGATACAGTTAAAGAAGCAAATTTTAAATTCACTTATAAAGATCAATTTGCTAATAAAGTGATGATGAAAGTTATTCGTGCAAGAGATGAAAATAGTGCTACTACTAAATTTCAAAGAGTAAAACCAAATGCAAAAATTGTAGATGTTGAAAAAGAAAAATTAAACATAGGAGAACAAGGTCCTCAATCAATACATGATATACTACAACAATTTCCACAAGAAGTTAACGCATTTAAAACAGACCCAGACTTTGATATTTTAGACCACGAAGAATTTTATGAAGCACTATTTAATATGTATTGGGACTCAGGTGAAATGCCATACGGTACAGCAAAAGCAAGAACTGGTGATCCAGCACAATGGATTACAGATAAATTGCATCAAGAATTTACTCGTCCAGAACGACAACGCAAAGTTGTTACAGATCCAGAAACTGGTAAGCCAAAATGGGAAGAAGATACAGTTAAAGAAGATCAAGTATTTCAAGTAAGAAATATTAAATGGGACACAGAGTCTGCAACAGGCGAAGGACCTGAAGGACTTGATTTACCTAAATCTATTATAGTTAATGTACCACAAGAATATTTAGGTGATTATGAACGAACAGAAGAATTCATAAGTGATTTTATTACCAATTATACTGGTTTTACACATAAAGGTTTTGACACTGATCCAGAAGTTATGGATGCAATGGAAGATTTTGAGTTTAGAGGATCAAGTCGTAAAAGACTTCGCAAACCTATTAAAAGCAGACACAAACTTAAAAAAGAAAATGACCTTGATAGAATTAAAGAATTAGCAGGTGTTAACACTGATGAATATTCGTTAGCACAAGTTGGCAAAGATCCAATACCAAAATACAAAGATGATGATAGAAAATATAAAATTGGATTAGGTTCAAAAAAACCCAAAAACGCCAAAGAACCATATCTTTATAAAAAAGAAAAAAAATAGTTGACCTTATAACTACAATATAGTATTATATTAATATATTACTAATAGGCTAAACAGGCAAAATAAGGAGGCTCAACTATGGCAACATTAGCAGAAATTCGTGCTAAACTAAAAGCACAAGATACAAGAACATCTACAGGATTTGTAGGTGACAACGCAATTTACCCACATTGGAATATCGCAGAAGGCACAGAGGCTGTTCTACGATTTTTACCAGATAAAGATTCAAACAACACTTTTTTCTGGGTGGAAAGAGCAATGATCAAATTACCGTTTAATAGTGTAAAAGGTGAATCTACAGGATCTGTACAAGTACAAGTACCTTGTATGGAAATGTGGGGAGATCCGTGTTCAATACTTGCAGAAGTAAGACAATGGTTTAAAGACAAATCATTAGAAGACATGGGTAGAAAATATTGGAAGAAACGTTCTTATATTTTCCAAGGATTTGTAAACGAATCCCCATTAGCAGAAGAAACCAAACCAGAGAACCCAATTAGACGATTTATAATTGGACCACAAATTTTTAACATTATTAGAGGTGCATTGTTAGATCCAGAAATGGAAAACTTGCCAACTGATTATGATAAAGGTGTAGACTTTAGAATTAACAAAACTTCTAAAGGTGGTTATGCTGATTATTCGACATCTAAATGGTCTAGAAAAGAATCAGCATTAACAGGTGATCAAAAACAAGCAATTGATACACACGGATTGCACAACTTAGGTGACTTTTTACCAAAGAAACCAGGTGAAGTAGAGCAAAAAGTAATGAAGCAAATGTTTGAAGCATCTGTAGATGGTCAACCATATGATCCAGATAAATGGAGTCAATATTTTAGACCGGCTGGCATGGCACAAAAAACAGGTGACCCAGTTGCAACTGCACCACAACCAGCACCAGCGGTACAGGCATTGCATAAAGGAGAAGTAAATGGTAAACCAGTACTTGAACCTGCTCCAGAACCTGCTCCAGAACCTGCTACTAAACCAGCAACGGAAAATAAAGCAGAAGAAATACTGGCTATGATTAGAGCGAGACAAAAGAAATAATATGGTTAAACCATTTGATATTTCAAAGTTTCGAAAAGATATCACTAAAAGTATTGATGGTCTGGGGATCGGTTTTAACGATCCCACAGACTGGATATCAACTGGAAATTATGCTTTAAACTATTTGGTGTCTGGTGATTTTTACAAGGGCATACCATTAGGTAAAGTAACAGTTTTTGCTGGTGAGCCTGCATCTGGTAAATCATACATTGCATCAGGAAATGTTGTTCGTAATGCACAAAAACAAGGCATCTTTGTTGTACTAATTGATTCAGAAAATGCACTTGATGAAAAATGGTTACGAGCACTTGGTGTTGATACGTCACCAGAAAAATTATTAAAATTATCATTAAGTATGGTCGATGATGTTGCAAGAACTATAAGCACATTTATGAAAAGTTATAAGGCGGATTATACTGATGCAGAAGAAAAACCCAAAATACTATTTGTAATTGACAGTTTGGGTATGTTATTAACACCGACTGATGTTGATCAATTCGACAAAGGTGATATGAAGGGTGATTTAGGTAGAAAACCTAAGGCACTTACAGCACTTGTACGCAATACAGTTAATATGATTGGTGCTCATAACATTGGTATGGTAGCAACTAACCATACGTATGCATCACAAGATATGTTTGATCCAGATGATAAAATATCAGGTGGAGCAGGATTTATCTATGCAAGTTCAATTGTAATTGCAATAAAAAAATTAAAATTAAAAGAAGACGAAGCAGGTAATAAAATTACAGATATTCGTGGTATTAGAGCGGCTTGTAAAGTTATGAAAACTAGATATTCTAAACCATTTGAAGCAGTACAAGTTAAAATACCTTATGAAACTGGTATGGACCCATATAGTGGATTAGTTGACCTATTTGAGAAAAAAGGATTATTAAAACAACAAGGAAATCGTTTAAAATATATTGATAGTAAAAATGTAGAACATATAAATTTTCGTAAACAATGGACAGGAGATAAACTTGAACTGATTATGAAGGAAATATCTGGAATCAATGTAGTTGAGAAAACTACAGAAAATGATCCTTTAGAGGTAAGTAAAACGACCAAAAAAGGAGAATAATTTTGGATAATATCGGAGCAGATGGTATAGCAGAACTTTGGAGTATTTTTGAAAATAAAATTCCAAAAGAAAAACCTGAAGTGGCTATGAAATTTGTTAACTTCCTAATCGAAAATAGTGTAACTGAAGAAACATTAATGCAAGTAAAAAAAGAAATAGACGATGATGTTTTATTTCATGCGATTGATAACGTGTTAGAAGAGTACACAGACGACTACGATGAGGAAGAAGACAATGAATGGCACTAATTGGTTTAGCGAAATAGTTAATTCTGTATCAAACAT